TAAAGAGTCAACAATTATTATGCGTAATGATAATACAGACGAAGCGATTGAGAAACATTTAGTTGACTTGAAATCAATGGCGGACGAAAGTATGGAAGCAACAGATAAAAAATTCTTAAACGAAAGAGTTGCAAGTATCAGTAAAGGTGTAGGTATTATCTATGTTGGCGGTAACTCGGACATCGAGCAAAAAGAAAAGTACGACCGAGTAGACGATGCGGTGCGAGCAGTAGCGGCAGCGGTTGAAGATGGTATTTTGCCTGGTGGTGGAATTGCATTAGCAAACTGTGCGGATGAAATATCTCACAAATATATTGATAGAACGGAGAACTTCATGGCGGCTGTTAGTATTTTGACTAGTGCTTTAATTGTACCATTTACGCAAATCATGTTAAACGCAGGTGAGGACCCAAAAGTAATAGGTCAGACAATACTTGATAAGCACGATTTGTTCTTTGGCTATGACGCTAAGAATAGAGTTTTTGGAGATTTGATGAAGTTAGGTGTAGTCGACCCAACGAAAGTAACTAAGAGTGCATTAATTAACGCTGTGTCGGTAGCTACAACAATTGTAAGTACTGAGGCAATAGTAACAAACATGAGAGATGAAAGCAGTAAATAAATTTTTGTTGGTTAATAAGACTGTCGAGGAGAAAAAAAGCTCCTCGGGTCTTATTTTAACTGGAGATGATGTTAATAAAAACAGATATCAGAACGGTGTAGTTTGTGAGGCAGTTGGTAATTTGGTTGACTTTGTTAAAGAAGGCGACAAGATTATGTTCGACCAAGCAAACTCGCATGAGGTGATGATTGATGGAACGATGTATACGGTCATTCAAGAGCGTGACGTAGTGGTAGTATTGTAAAGTAATTAAAAATAAATAGTATGTGCGAATGTGATTTGAGTTATATCTATTGGGACAAAGATGGGTGTAAGTGTGTAAAATGCGGTGAGCAAAATTCATAATACAAAATGTGCTATTTTTGTGAAAAAAAAGTCATGATGAAAGAAGAATACGGATGTTCTACATCTAAGGGGTCAATGAAATCTCACGAAGCTAAAGAAAGCAAAGGTCACGAGAAAAAAGAAGATATGATGTCTAAGATGAGAACAGTAACACCAAAGATGTTAATGTTCGGTAGAAGAAAGAAGTAAAAAGAAACCCAGATTATAAGTCTGGGTTTTCTCTTTTTATTTTGTTCTCTCTGATTTTCTTGTTCATGTCTTTGATTGACATAGCAGTAACTTTATCTGTATATCTCTCACGTTTAAAAATAGGATTATTCCTAGGCATTTCGGCTAACTCTTCTTCACCATTCATTACCTTATATATTTTTGTAATCATAAGTCTAGTGTTTCTAGTAACTTCATATTGAGGGTAGTCTCCATTTCTTGACCAACCTTTATACCATGCGTGAATATATCCTTCCTTCTTCATTCTTGTAAAACGACCAGGCTCCCATCCGAATATATTGGCGTATTTTTGAAAATCGCTATAAAAGAAAAGACCTTCGGAATAAAGAAAGAATAGCATATCTAAATCTTGCTGAGATACACCGTACTTCATAGTTGCCCATCGCATGACAATTTTATGATATTTTAGATAGTCGTATTTAGGCTCTCTGCGTATGTACGTCCTAATTAATTTTTTAACAACTTTTTTTGGTTTGCCCATTTTATTTTATTTATTTAATTCAAAATTACTATATTTGTGCTTAATATGCAAATCAGGATATTAAAAGCTCATAAGGGCATTGGAGACAGTATCGAGGCAGCTATTAAAGTTGCTAAAATTGATAAGGTTGTAAATGCAATTACAAATGCAGTTGGAATAGAGGACTGTGGATGTGGTAAACGAAAAGAGAATCTAAATAATCCTGACTTGTTAATAAATAAAATATTCTATGGGCAAGTGTGAATCGTCTAAGTATTATGCAGAGAATCCTGAAGCAGCGGCTAAAAAAAGAGCATATCAGCGTGATTACAATAAGAAGCCAGGACAGTCGGAATATCGTTCTGAATTAAATACTGAAAGACGAAAAAGAGGTATTTACGGCAAGGGTGGTCCAGATATGTCGCATACAAAGAAAGGAACAATGGTCGCTGAGTCGCCATCAAAAAATAGAGCACGAAATGGTGCGAACGGAAAGAGTACTAAAAAATAAAAAGATATGAGCAATTTAAAATTACAAGCAGGAAGAGCACAAGCAGTCGTACCAAGCGATACGGAAGATATTTATTTCGTTGGTTCTGAACCTAATAAAGTTATACCATGTGTTTTATATGTCGGAGTAGGTGGTAACTTGAGGGTAATGACAGCAGGCGGAGATGATGTCATTTTTTTAAATGTTCAAAATGGAGCATTTATACCCGTGAATGTACTAAGAGTTTTTGCAACAGACACTAATGCTACTGGCATTGTAGCACTTTGGTAATATGTCATTACAAATATCCATAGCTAATACATTAGGCGGCAGAAGTTCAGGAGGCAGTATTTTAACTACTCCCCATATATCTGAATGGAGAACTACTGCACCTAATGAGACTGTTACGTTGCCATATCAAGCAAATGGTATTTACGGTGGTATTATTGACTGGGGTGATGGTACACAGTCTGTAAATAGTTATGATAACAGAACTCATACTTATACAACGCCAGGTTATTATACAATAACTGTTAATGGAAGAATTAGAATTTTTAGATTTGCTAATGCTGGAGACAGAACAAAATTATATAGAGTTTTTCAATGGGGTAGTCAATTTGATGTTGGAGTAGGTGGTTCTCATTTTTATGGTTGTACTAATTTAAATTTGTCTGTTGTATCTGATGTACTAATATTATATAGACCTTTTGTAATGTCAAACCCACAAACTTTTCAAAATATGTTTAGAGATTGTACATCTTTAACAACTATCAACAGAGTTGATGAATGGGATGTATCTAACATAAATAATTTACAAGCTTGTTTTTTCCAATGTCCTAATTTTAATGGTAATGTTAGCAGTTGGAATGTTTCAAATGTTACAAATTTTCAATCATGTTTTGCTAATTGTACAAACTTCAATCAAAACATAGGAAGCTGGAATGTATTAGCTGCTACAAATATGTCTTTCATGTTTCAAAATGCAACTAATTTTAATCAAAACATTGGTAATTGGGATATTAGAAATGTCACAAATTTTAGTAGTTTTATGACGGGTAAAACATTTGCCAATTATTCAACTGCTAACTATGATGCTTTGTTAATTGGTTGGGCATCAAGACCAGTAAAACCAAATATTTCAATTGGTTTTGGAACAATTAAAAGAACTATTGCATCAACAGTATCAAAATTAGTATTAACAGGTCCTCCAAATTTATGGACAATAGTAGACGGTGGGTTATGAGATATTTTTTAGCACATAATGGAATTGACGTTTTTTGTTACGGACATCTTGAAGAAGGTTCGGAAGTTGCAACAGGTCAACCAAACCTAGAGTATTTTAATACTTTAGAAGAGCTTATTTTAAGACTGAAAGAGTACAAACAAGAAATACCTGAAGAAAATCAATTTTAAAAACTTACAATATGAAAACATTAATCATATCCACATTATTAATTCTATGTAGCTGTACAGCCCAACGTAGATTTGAGCGTTTGATTACAAGACACCCAGAGTTATTAACCACTCAGTATATCGTTGTGCGTGACACTATTAGAGTCACTGTGCCTGAGGTTCATGTAGATACAATAGTTGACAGACAGAGATTAGTTGATACTATTTATTTAGAGAAAGAACAATTAAAGGTTAAGGTTTGGTTGAAAGGTGAAAAGGTTTACATACAAGGAAAGTGTGACACAGTGACTATCAATAGAATAATAACAAAAAAAGTTCCTGTAAAGATTTATGAAAAGACTCCTATATGGAAAAAAATAGTTAATTTTATCGTTGTGTTGATATTTATAGTAATAGTACTATATATCTTATACCGTTTAATACGAAAATATATACTCTGATGAAAAATGCTATCTCTCCTTTTTTGGTTTCTTTATTAAAAGTTATTATTGTTTTTTTTGCTCCAATTAAGGGGATAATAGTACTAGTTGCTCTATCGACTGTTTTAGATACTGGGTTTGGTTTTTGGAAAGCTAAACATCTTAAACAAAAAATAACATCAAAAATATGGAGACACGGATTTGTTCCTAAAGTTTTAAGTTATGTAACTGCAGTAATGTTAGCATATACAGCAGATTATTTTATCATAAATGAATTAATGAAATTAGTACTTAGTGTTGATTTTTTAAGTACAAAATTACTTGCATTAGTGTTAATATCCATCGAAGTAAAGAGCATGGATGAGTCATTTGTAAAAGTTAAAGGTTGGTCATTTTTGCAAAAAATTACTAGTTATATTTTAAAAGCAAAAAATATCAAAAAGCAAATCAGCGAATAATCAATTAACAAAAAACAGTATCTTTGTTAATTGAAAAAGCATACAAATAAAGCAAAAGCAAAGTAAATACGGCTGGTGTAAAAAATGATATTATGGCAAAACAGATGTTAAAAAGAAAAGATGGAAGTTCTTCTCAAAAGGGACTTTGGGATAGTATTCGTGCCGCAAAAGGTTCTGGAAAGAAACCTACAACAGAAATGTTGAAACAAGAGAAAAAGATTAAAGCCAAAAAATAAACAAGATGGCAAAGACAGCAGCATGGACAAGAGCCGAGGGAAAGAGTAAAACGGGCGGATTAAACGCTAAAGGCGTAGCGTCTTATAGGAAAGAAAATCCTGGGAGCAAGCTAAAAATGGCAGTTACGACACCTCCTTCAAAACTAGACCCTGATAGTAAAGATGCTAAGCGGAGAAAATCATATTGTGCAAGGTCAGCAGGTCAAATGAAAAAATTTCCTGAAGCTGCAAAAGACCCTGACAGTAGATTAAGAAAAGCAAGAAAAAAATGGAATTGCTAATAAAAAACACTATGGACGCAATATCACTTGAAAGAATAAAATTAGCTCATCCAAAAGTAAGAGCGCAACTGTTGAAAGACTATACAGATGCTAATAATCTATTGGGTAAAGGTGCAAGACTTCGTTTGGCGTATGTTTACAGAACGCCTGAAGAACAAGATATGTTGTTCAAGAAAAGACCAAAGGTAACAAATGCGAAAGCATGGCAGTCTATCCACAATTATGGACTAGCGTTCGATATTGTGATGTTGTATGATAACGATGGAGACGGCAAGTTCGAGGAAGCTAGTTGGTCCATGACAAGAGATTTTGATAAAGACACTATTGCCGATTGGAAGGAAGTAACAAATCTATTCAAATCGAGAGGTTGGTCTTGGGGAGGTGACTGGGCAAGTTTTAAAGATAACCCACATTTTGAGATGAACTTTGGTTTTAATTGGCAACGAATGAAGGCTATGATTGACGCTAAAAAATACACTATTGAAAACGGCATAAAATATATAACGATATGAAAATTAAAGATTACGCATTAGAGACACCAGCAAACTCAAACGATAGAGTTATTGGAACAGTTGCCGCAACAAATGCTACTAGGAATTTTACACTAGGAGAAATTGCAGCTATTGGTGGAGCACAAGGACCAGCGGGAGCGCAGGGAGCAACAGGTTTAACTGGAGCTCAAGGACCAGCAGGACCGCAGGGTATTCAGGGAACAACAGGAGCAACAGGAGCAACAGGATTGACTGGAACTCAAGGAACACAAGGTATTCAAGGTCCAGCAGGAGTTTTACCAGCAGGTCTTGTATGGCAAGGACCTTGGGTTGTTGGAGACTCTTATGTTATCAATGACGTTGTTGGATATGAGGGGAGTTCTTACTTCTGCATAGCTCCTGCTACTGGAATGACGCAGCCACCAGACATAGATACTGTTAGATGGGCTTTATTGGCAATCGCAGGACAAGCAGGACCTCAAGGTATTCAAGGTATTCAAGGACCTATAGGACCACAAGGACCAATAGGTGTGACGGGAGCCACTGGAGTACAAGGACCAATTGGACCACAAGGACTTCAGGGTAATGATGGAGCACAAGGCGTTCAAGGACCACAAGGTTTACAAGGACCTTCAGGACCACAAGGACCAGCAGGGGAGACTCTATACAATACTTTACAAGAGGTATTGGATAATGACCACGACTTGATAAACAATAATAATTATCAAGGCACTGAGGCTGGAGCATTTAGTGTAGGAGGAAGCACAGTATTATTTGGATTTCAAGCTGGTAAAAACAACATAGCAGACTTTGTAAATGCTTTTGGTGACAATGCTGCTGAGTTAAATAACGGAAATAATGTTAACGCAATGGGACAGAGCTCTGCTAAAAGCAACATAGGTTTTCATGTTAATGCTCTTGGTCAAAATGCGGCACTATCTAATACAGGAAGTGTGGTAAGCGCAATGGGTTTAAATGCGGCTCAATACAATGGAGCCGATGATGTTAATGCAATGGGTCAAAATGCCGCTGATGGCAATGGAGGTCCTAATCTTAACGCGCTTGGAAATTTTGCTGCTGAAGGAAATTTTGGCACAAGCGTCAACGCTTTTGGAACTAGCGCAGCAAGAACAAACACTGGCGATAATGTAAATGCATTAGGTTTTCAATCTGCAAGAGAAAACACTGGAGCTGGAGTTAATGCTTTTGGAAGTAACGCTGCATATCAAAACTCTGGTCCTGCTGTAAATGCTTTTGGAGATACAGCAGCAAGTGGTAATGAAGGATATAGTATTAATGCTTTAGGTAGTAACTCTGCACAAAATAATACAGGGGGTAATATTAATGCAATGGGTACATTTTCAGCCGCCGCAAATACGGGTGATGATGTAAACGCTTTTGGAGTAGCTTCAGCTCAACAAAATTCAGGATATCAAGTTAACGCTTTTGGTTCTAATTCAGCTAAAGATAATGAAGGAGGTAACATAAACGCACTAGGTTTAAGTTCTTGTGAATTAAACATGGGGTCATATGTAAACGCATTAGGTTCTAATGCGGCTCAAAACAATACAGGGTCTCAAGTTAATGCATTAGGTTTTCAATCTGCTAAAGAAAACACTGGAACTCACGTTAATGCTTTTGGTCAAGACTCATGTCTTAATAACACTGGTGATGTAATTAACGCTATCGGACAGGGCTCTGCTCAAAGTAATTCAGGCTCTGGAGTTACTGTAATTGGTCAAAACGCAGGATTATCTAATATAGGAAATAATATAAACGCAATAGGAATTGGTGCGGCGGCTGAAAATGAAGGTACCAACTTAAACGCAATAGGAATTGGTGCTGGATATCAAAACAAAGGAAACCTGGTTAATGCTTTTGGACCAGGAGCTGCTTCTGGAAATTTATTAAACGGTCAAACAATTTTTTCAAACTCATCTTTTCCGAGTTATGCAAATGAAGCAGCCGCAGCTGTAGATATAACTTTACTAAATGGTGCATCAGCTGATTGTACATATCTGTATTTTGACGCATCGACAGGGATTATTAAAGGAATTAGACTGTAAAATAAGTTAATTCTACCGTTTGGTAGGAGAAAAATAAATAAACGTATAGCTTAAATGCTATGCGTTTTTTGTTTTTATGATATATATTGTTTACATTTGCGAATAAAATCTAATAAAATGAATAAAATTACAGAAGAAGAATTGTCTAAATTGTCATCTTTGAAGATGAGAAGTTTAGAAGTAAAGAGTCACGTTGCTGACATGGCTTTATTTTTAAAAAGAGCGACTGAGGATATGGACGTGTGTATGATGCAGCTCCAAGAATGTCAGGCTGAGTTACAAGTCAAATATGGCGATGTAAAGATTAACCTTCAAACGGGAGAGTATGATACGCAAGATAACGATAGGTCCTGACTATCTTAATTCAATGAAATATGTCTTAGGTCAAAATGTTCTTAGCAACTCAAATGTTATTGATTTGATTAAAGAAACGACCGAGGCTTATGAGATTTGGATAAAAAATAGTCAGAATGAAATCATTAGGTGGAAACAGTTTAACAAGACTATGCCCATTTCAGTAGAATTTAATATAAACTTTTAATGCGTTCACCATATTCGTTTATCATTACGCCAAAAGACGGCAATAGGTACGACAACAAGAAAATGATTGAAGGACAAGAGATTGTCATATCATCTTCAATGGAAGACCATACCGTGACAAATAGATACGGTTTGGTAAAAGCGTTACCTATGTATTATACTGGTCATATCGAGGTCGGAGATACAGTTATTGTTCACCATAATGTTTTCAGAATTTACTATGACATGAAAGGTCGTGAGAAAAGTTCATGGAATCATTTGGTTGACGATTTGTTTATCATTGAGGAAGACCAACTGTATTTATACAGAAAGAATGATGATTGTGAGTGGCAAGCACCTAACCCGTTTTGTTTTGTTAAACCAATAGAGAACGACAATAAAGGTGAGTTGATTCAAAAATTAGGACACGACAAAGAATTATGGGGTATTGTAAAATACACTGATAGCTTTATGCCTGAGTTTAAGGTTGGAGATACTGTTTCTTTTACTCCTGATTCGGAGTACGAATTTAAAATAGACGATGAAAGGTTATTTAGAATGAGATACAAGAATATATGCTTAGTAAAAGACAAGAAATCCTAGACGCAGGACTTGTTGCAGTAGATGAGCTAGTTAAAATACTCAGAGAACCTATTGTAACAAATACTGTTGATGACATATCGGCTGACAAATTAAAAAATGCGGCAGCATCTAAGCGACTTGCTTTTGATGATGCCCTAGCTATCTTATCAAAGATTGAATCTGAGAAAGAAGCATCTGAAGAACTAAAGAAAGAAAGCAAAGAAGTACCAATAACATTCGCAGAAAATCGTGCAAAAGGTAAAGAAAAACGAAGCTGAAGTTAGCAATTTATATCAAATTGTGTCTAACGTTGTTCCCGCAACCTTGATTACTAAATATAATAATAGTAAGTCATGGAAGTACGGGTACGATGAGAGATATGATATTGTTATAATCTCTAAAGACGGAACTATCGGAGACATTTACGAAATCAACAATTTAAAAATCGCACTCCCTAAAGCACCTAAAAGTATATCGAAAGGAATAAATAAATGGAAACCTGAAGATTATCCTAAAGAATTACAAAAATTAAAAACTATATTTGAGTGGAATACTAAAGAGGAAGCATTCAAACAAAAATGGGTTGACTATATCAATCAACAATTTGACTATCGTGAGGAAGGTATTTGGTTTACAAATAATGGCAGACCGACATATATAACAGGCTCTCATTGGATGTACCTTCAGTGGTCTAAGATTGATATTGGTCTTCCCGACTTCCGTGAGTCTAACAGAATATTTTATATATTTTGGGAGGCTTGTAAGGCAGATAATCGTTGCTTTGGAATAATCTATTTAAAGAACAGACGTTCTGGTTTCTCGTACATGGCATCAGGCGAAACGTCTAATATTGGTAGTATCGCAAAGGACGCTCGACTTGGTATTTGTTCTAAAACAGGACCTGATGCTAAGAAGATGTTTACCGATAAGGTAGTACCAATTATAAAAAATTACCCATTCTTTTTCAAGCCCGTGCAAGACGGTATGGACAATCCAAAGACAGAGCTCGCTTTCCGTGTGCCTGCATCTAAGATTACCAAAAAGAATATGTATGAGAAAAGCAATATTGATATTGAGGGACTCGATACAAGTATTGACTGGAAGAATACAGATGACAACTCCTATGATGGGGAAAAATTACTATTGCTCGTGGAGGACGAGTCAGGAAAGCTTGAACGACCGAACAATATAAAGAACGGTTGGAGGGTAAGAAAGACTTGTTTGCGTTTGGGTAGTAGGATAATCGGCAAATGTATGATGGGCTCAACCGTCAATGCGTTAGCTAAGGGTGGTCAAAACTACAAAGATTTATATTACGACTCTAATCCTATAAAGCGTTCGTCCAATGGTCAGACCAAAAGTGGGCTTTACAGTTTGTTTATACCGATGGACTTTAACTTTGAGGGATTCATTGACGAGTTCGGTCACGCTGTAATTAAAGACCCTGAGCAACCTGTCATGGGCTGCGATGGAGAGATGATTAAAATGGGCGTTGTTACTTATTGGAATAATGAGGTGTCTGCATTAAAGTCAGACCCTGACGCATTGAATGAATTTTATCGACAGTTCCCTAGAAGCGAATCACACGCCTTTAGAGATGAGTCTAAGCAGTCTTTGTTCAACTTAACAAAGATATATCAGCAAATCGACTATAATGACTCTCTAGTAAAAGATAGAGTACTAACAAAAGGTTCGTTTCACTGGAAGAATGGTATTCAAGACTCAGAGGTAATATGGACACCAGACCCTAGGGGTAGATTTTTAGTGTCGTGGATTCCTCCACAGCATCTGAGAAATAATGTGTACAATAGGAACGGAAAGAAAACCCCAGGTAATATTGAGCTTGGTGCATTTGGCTGTGACTCCTACGATATATCAGGAACAGTTGGTGGCGGTGGTTCAAATGGAGCACTGCACGGACTAACAGCTTTTAATATGCAAGAAGGAGTACCGTCCAATATGTTTTTCTTAGAATATGTTGCTCGTCCACAGACAGCGGAGATATTTTTTGAAGAGGTATTGATGGCGTTAGTTTTTTATGGTATGCCAATATTAGCAGAGAATAATAAACCGAGATTACTTTATCATCTAAAGAATAGAGGATATAGAGGATTCTCAATGAATAGACCTGACAAGGGATTGGCACAACTATCTAAAACAGAGATTGAATTAGGTGGAATACCTAACTCATCTGTTGATGTAATGCAGTCGCACGCATCGTGTATTGAGTCTTATATCGAGGAGTATGTTGGGTACGATACTGAGGGCACTTATAGAGACAATGAAGAAATAGGGAATATGTTTTTAACTAAGACGTTAGAAGATTGGGCTAAGTTTGACATTAGAAATAGAACAATGCACGATGCTTCGATTAGTTCAGGATTGGCTATTATGGCTAATAGAAAAAACTTGTTTAGACCTGAAGTTCAAAAACCGAAAATAAGTGTTAAATTTGCAAGATACGATAACTCTGGAACAAACAGTCAAATAATAAAATAATGGATAATAAGCCATCTATAATAATCAACACCAATCCGTTTCCTTCTGATGACATGGAAAAAGCGTCAAAGGATTTTGGATTGTTGACAGGTAAGGCTATTGAGGGAGAATGGTTTAGACGTTCTGGAATCAGTTGTCGATTTTACGATAAATACGGTTACTTCAATAATTTGAGATTATATGCTCGTGGCGAACAGTCTATTGCAAAATATAAAGCTGCATTAGCTCACGAGGGAGATTTGTCGTATCTTAATATTAATTGGGATAATGTGCCTATTGCTGCAAAATTTGTTGACATTGTTGTTAACGGTATGCAGGACAGAATGTATGAGATTAAGGCTCAAGCACAAGATATAATGTCTGCTGACGATAAGAACTTGTTTCAAGAGATGGTCCAAGCGGACATGGTAGCGAAAGATATATTGATGACAACTAAAGATGAGTTGGGTATTGATATGTTTAACGTACAGCCTGATGACTTGCCTGATAATAATGAAGAGTTTTCTTTATATA